TCGCAGCAAATGCTCTAGTTGTTAGAGGATTACTCTACACTATGGCTGAGATGCGATGTAACAACATTTTTGTACAATCAAAAATAGCTGACCTAAACTCATAAAGTTTAGTGATGATACTTGTGGGGGGACTTCGGTCCCCCTGCTAATTTATAAACAACATTTTGTGAGGACTGATAAGTGCCCGACAAGGACACACAAGTGAATTTAGCAGTTTATATGGAACGATTAGATTCTTATATTTCAAGTCAGAACGCTCTCAATGAAAACCTATCTAAAAACTTAGAAAAGGTTGAAACTAAAGTCGATGATATATCTCAATGGCGTAGCAAAATGTACGGAATGAAAAGTATTCTACTGGCTATTGGAGTACTGATAGTACACACTTCCGCTGTTATGGGTAGCTTTGTAGCTATCATAAATATTAATAAATAGGAGAATTTATAAATGGCTAATGAAAGACATACGGATTACAGAGAGTGGGACATAGATAGTTCTACTAGACAGTCGGTACATCCGGTTAATAGATATGTAGCAATCTCAAATGCTGCCAGTACCACGGCTGAAGATGTGTATACTATAGTCGCAAATGGTGGTGAAAAGGCTGTAAACTTAGTAACTAACCCCGGAATAGAAGGTTCAACTGTATCAATGTATACAGCAACCGGTTCTGCAATCGCAAGAGATACTGGGCAAGCTTCAGAAGGGTCAGCATCACTTTTAGTAAACCCAGCTAACTCAGCTGTTGGTGAGGGGTTTTATTGGGAATCCCCTAAAATTGCGAGGAGTGTAAACCCACAATATATTACAGTTCAATGTGAACACAGAGGTGCTTCTGCTTCTGGAACAGTAGAAATCAATATTACAGATTCATCTGGTACAGAGTTAGCTTCTTCAGGAAGCTCTAGCTTGGCTACCAGTTGGACTAGAATGACTACTCAATATACAATACCAGCGAACACAGACCCAGCTTCATACAGATTATATGTAGTTACACAAGCCCAACACAACATAAACTTCTACATAGATAAGATTATGTTTGAGGTTAGAGAAGATACTACAGCAGTTTCTACTTATGTTGATGGGAACCAGACAAGTGCTGAAGGGAATCTTTACGAATGGACAGGTACTACAAATTTATCTACATCAATAAAGAAACCTGCAATGTCTGTAATCAGAGGTGTTCAATTCACAAACAGGTCTGGTACAGCCGCAGACATTATTTATTTAGCATTTGACAAAACAGCAACCTCTGCTAATGGTATTCCTATTTATGGTGGAGACACCTTCAATTGTGAATTACCTTTAGACTTTAGAGGAAAAATATCAATGATAGCCGCCCAGAATACTCCTACACTTACAGGAGTTATTTGGGGCATAGCAGACTAATATAATGACAATGGAAGCTATAAAAACTGAAGTAGGGAACATACCTAGTCCATCTAATTGGGCTACACCTATAGACGATTGTGGTTGCGATGAGACTCCTAGTGTAGAACCAAGTGTACTATTTCTAGAAAAAGCCATCGAAACTACTGAGACAGTTGATGGTAAGGTGTCTATGAATGAGATTTCAAACGCCTTAGACGAGTATAAACGCTTACATAAGGCAGGAATTGCTTCCCCAGCCGAACTTTTAACTTTATCTAGGGCATATCCTGACAATAAAGTCTTTTCTAAAGCTTTAAAGAAGATGGATATAGCAGATGATGATAAATTAGTTATTGGTGGACCTGCTTCTATAGAATTAGTAGACCGAGAAGGGCATTTGATAACCACATCAGCCCTATCTAAAGCTTTTGATAAGTATATGGAGAACTTTAGGACTAGAAATGCTATGGTTCTTCACTCAGATGTACAGGTTGGGTGGGCTCTCCCAGCTTATATAAGTAAAAGTGGGCAAATATTTAAGTCTGGAGTCAATGGGAACGGCTTATTTTTTATAACAGAGCTTAGAAATGATACAAAGATAGCTAAAAAAGTTTCTGAACAAATACATAGTGGTAAATTAAAGAGCTATAGTATTGCTGGAAGTGCCCTAAAGACACAGAACATACAAAAAGGATTACAAGATGTAATGCAAGTAGATGAACTTGAGCTTGCAGAAGTAACTGTTTGCGAGAAAGGGGTTAATCAAGGAGCATCATTTGACATAATAAAGTCAGAGGCTCACGTAGGCACATGTATAGATGGAAGTTGTCTAATAAAAGAAGATGAAGACAAAGAGGAAGAGAAGGAGTTTACACAAGAAGAAGTTAGTTATCAGAAAGCAACTGAAGAACAAAACAAACATGGGTTCAATTGTGGAACCTGTAAGTATTTTCTAAAAGAAAGTGGAGGGTGTACCATCGTAAGTGGCGAAATAAAAGCTGATTATTGGTGTACACAACATAGTGGTAACACACATGAAGGACCATCAGATGATGAACCAGTTCAAAAACAGGAGGTGAACTTAATTATGAAAGAAGATGGAAATATAGATTTTACGAAATCATTTTTTGATTATATAAAAAAAGAAATGCCAGAAGATGGAATCAATGCGTTTCCTGTTTTATATAACACACAAGCAAGACAAGAGGAACATCATAGACTTCTAGATAGTTATGGGTTTCCTCAAGAGGTTGAGCCAGAGTTTGCAAGGAATACTCCTGTGGTTGAAAAGATTCCTTCCCCGATGGGGCATAATTATGTTCCGTGGGCTGTGAACGAAGCTGGAAGTAACTTAGGTAGACGTTTTTATGACGATGCTCTAACTAAACCAGAGATGGGTAAGTACCAAAAGAGAGGAGTAGTGGAAGGTGGAAACTCTGTTGAGACACAGGCTTCCAAATTAAACACTACAGAAGGCTTCAACAACCTACTAACAGCATTAGCAAAGGACAAAATAAAAGAAAGCTCAACTCAAGACACAGGTGAAATAGAAATTAAAATTTCAAAGGCTGATGATTTCTTTAGTTGGATGGCTCAAGAGAGTAAGCATGTATATAAATCAAGTTGTCCATGTGAAATATGTTTCCATAAATCAGCT